ATTTCTTTAATATCTTTTGAAGAATAAAATATATTATCATTAGTTAATATATATTCTAAAAAATAAACTTTATTATGACAATCAAACCCTAAGAACCAACATTTAATATTTGATACAATAAATTCTTTAAGATCCTTTAAGTTTATATCTTCATATATATTATTACAAAAATATTCAGTTTTATCAGAATGTAAATCTTTGAAAACAATAGTTAAAGCATTATTTTCAAATATCATATCAAATATCCAATGTGTTGTGTTTTTCATAAAACTTTCTTCAATATATCATGGTCTTTATTGATACATATATTGTTTATGAATGAAATTATATCTTCTTTTTCCTCAATGTAATATTCATAAAAAATCTCATCATTTTCATTCTTCTTTTTTATTGAAGGGATTGTTGTTTTTGTCTTAGATAATATTACCAAAACTTCTTCTTCTGGATTATATATTGCTTCTAAAAAGTTAGAATCATTATTTAGTGGTATCATTCTAAATGATTCTTTATCTCCCCATTTTGAAGAATGTATCATCATTTTATCCATATATTTTCTTTACTTTTTTTCTTGATAAATTAAACATCATAAACTCAATATCCATTTCAGAAACTTTATACATTTCATCTTCAATAGATGGTTTTTTACTACATTTTCCTGATAAATGCATATTTATCAGGGAAATACATTTTCCTGATAAATATAAACTTACTTCATCAAAAACATTTATATTATCTATATAATGTTTTAAAATAGTGTTTTTATTTTTAGGAGTTATTTTATTTAAATCCCCATTTTTAACATGATTAAAATCTCTCTCATATAATTTCATGTCAAATAATAATAACACTTTATCATTATCAACATCCATTCTTCCTTTTAAGTGTGTATTATTTATTCTTTTTACATCTTCTTTATTGAATAGACACAATAAATAAGGAAAATAATTAGCTTCATTGTACATATATGTATTTATAGGCTTTATTTTCCATAGTCTTAATAAAGGATATAAAAAGTAATAAGACATATTTTTCTTTATCATATAATTAGTTCTCCTTTGTTGATTAAAAATTTATAAGGTAATGAAAAATCTTGTGTTTTAAAGTGATATTCTGCAATCTCAAATATTTCATTACTTCTTTTTATCCATTCTTCTAAAGTGTCTTTACTNACTAAAAATGTTGCTACTTGACCATAATTATCACTTACAAGAAATCTGATTTCAATATCATAATCATCTTTGTAATATTTAGAATTTATTACTAATAAATAATAAATAACAACTTGTAGCCAGTAGTTGTAGTATTCTATTGTTTCAAGAAAATCATTAATGCTTTTATTGGAGGTTTTAAAGTCATTGATTTTGATAATTTTGTTTTTATGATCTATAGTTAAATTATCTAATATTCCTTTTAGACCAAACATTTCTAATTCAGGAATATCAGCTTCTAAATATAGTTCATTAAATGTTTCAGTTAAATCATCAAAATTCAATATATTGCTACCAATATGTTTAGTTATAGTATCATCTTTAATAATATTGTCAACTATTTCTAAAGCATAGTTATATAGTTGTTGAGTGATAATTTCTTTTCCTGTACTTCTTTTCAAAAAATTAAAATAATCAATATTTTCTTGAGGTTCTATGATTTTTGCCAATCTTGATTCATCTGTTTTTAAAGATTGATGCAAATTCATTTCTATCAATTTATTTAATATGTTATCTTTAAAATCTTCCATTGTTTTATTATCATCATTCTCTATAAGATAACATTGATATATATAGTCTATTACTGTTTTAGAATTTGTAGAAGGTAATTTATCAAATGCAATCTCATACATTTTATCAAAATTCTCTGGTTGCAATAACAAACAATGAATAAGTCTTCCTTCTATCATTGATTGTGTTTCAATATCTTCTTTCTCTTCTAAAACATAATGTTTATAATATAGTGTTGGACTAAACATTAATTTTGTCAAAGCACTATAAGATAAATATTTTTTTTCTGAAAAGAATTTTTCTTCCTTGTTTTCTATTTCAAACAATTTCATCTTCTATATCCTTTCTGTAAAATTTTCCTAAAATATTATTATTATAAGAATTGTTTTCTAGAACATTATATATAATTTGATACTTTAACTCTAGATATGTCATTCCTTTTTTTGTTTTACAAAATTGCAATATCTCTCTTTCAAAAAAAGATTTATCAGATTTATTTATATCATCTTTTAACTCTTGACAACTACCATAATATGTCTTCCAATCATTTTCTCTAGAAACATATTTAAATCTTTTCGTTGTTCCTGTTTTTTTCTTTTCTCTGTTAGATATTTTTATTTTTTTGGTAACAAAAAACATTTTTTTGCCAATATAAAATTTACCATTTTGAGTATTTGTAATTTTATAAATAAATCCAATAACATCTTGTGGCATATCTTCTAAAGATGTAAAATCTTTACCTAAGTATTTCCAATGATTCATTTAATTTTTTATTTACATATGGTACAATTCTTCTTCTTGCTTCATCAATCCCATTATTTTTAAGAATTAATGCTGGATCTTTTTCATATGGGATATAACAATATTTTAATCCATACATTTCATTATATTTCTTCATAGCTTCTATACCTGGTTTGTCATTATCAAATATTACAAGAATATTATCTTTCCCATAATTATTAATGAATTTACTTATCATATAATTTGACAACATTGTATTTTCACTATCAGGAGCATACATGTCTGCTTTTATTCCTATAGTTTTTAAAGCCATAATATCCTTTAATGATGATATGATAAAACAATATTGATTATTATCATTCTGTTCAGAACCTTGTATGTAATTGTTTACTTTAATAAACTTTTTTGTTGAATTTAATGGTTGATATATCTTTGCTAGATTATTGATAGAATTACCATATAAATAACCATATATGCATTTGTTTTTAACTTCAAACTCTTCAATAATTTCATCTTCTATTTGAAAAGCCATGATATATGATTTTATAGGGACAACATTGTGTTCTTTAAGTATATCTATAGATATATAATAATCTTTCCAATATTCATAATTATATTTATTCCATTCTACAGGAACATATGATTTGACTATCCATCCTTGATACTTAATGTTTTCCTTATCAATATCAGATATATAATTGTCATTATTGATATAATCATTTTTTATTCTATTAAAAGCATTATTAAATGAACAATTCCATATCAACATCATTAAATGTATTCCTCTACCAGAATGTCCTGATGAAAAATCCTTAAATTTATATCTTTCTGTTTTTCTATCATAGTATATTACAAGAGAGGGAACAGTATCCCTCTCATTAAATATACTTTTTATCTTTATACTCTGTCCTGTCAATTTTGGTAATCCCAAATAATAACTGAATATCCAATCATCAGGAATGTCATTTATTGACATAATATGTTTTAGAGCATAAAACATGATTATTATTATTTAAAATTGTAATGAATCATCATCATCATCAATTACAAATGGATCATTCTTCATGTTAGAAACATCTATTTGTTCAAAATTTGGCATATCTGCCATAGATGTATCTTCAAAAGTAGGAATATCTGTAGTTGTATTGTTATTTACAGAAACTCCCTTATCTCTTTTTATGATATGAACATCCTCATCAAAAGGTACTACACCATCTTTTTTCAAAGATACATAGTTTTTCCTATTTTGATATTTTACAAAATGCAAATAATAATTAGGATAATCATATCCATCTTGCCATTTCTCAACACCACCAATAGTGTAGTATGCCCATAAATTTGGGTTGCAAATATGTTTTTTTGCAACTTCTGCTAATTCAGCAGCTGTTACTCCATTTCTTAGCTTTGGCTCAACTTTTACGGCATCCCATACTCCTAAAGATACACATAATCTTGCAATAAAATCACAGGCTTCATTGTTTGCATATCTTTTTTCTCCAGATGGAGTTACCCAATCTCCAAAAGCATATTGACCATTTTTTACATATCCAATTTGTCCTTGATATGAACCTTTTTTTGGATCATTTTTGTCAATTAAAACTCCTTCAAAATCTCCGCCTATAGGTTCTGTTTCCATGAGGAAATTTACTTGTAGTTTATTTTGATCATAGGCAGGAGCAGCAACTTCTACATCTATAATCCTACATAAATGAGTTCCTGGTTGAATAATCTTTGAAACAAATTTTCCACCATTTTCTTTAAAATCATCAATTTTCCAAGTCATAATTTTAATTTTTTATTTGTTAATAAATTTATTTAATATTTTAATTATAATATTCATTAATAGCTTTTAGAACAATGCTTAAATCATTAGGAATAAACAATTCTTCAAACATTCCTTCTGGAGATTTTGCAGGAATCTCTATTCCTTCAACTATTGTTCTATTAGTTATAAATCTATAATTTATATTTTCTTTGGTAACTTCTGGTTTACACCATAAAGCAATAGTCATAGTTTCTAATGGAGAATATTCTTTTTCTATAAGTTGTCCTGGTAATTTAACTTTTTTTGTAACAATAAATTTATCATTATACACATCTTCATCATGTAGCATACCAAAAACTATAAGATCATCTCTCATTACTTGTATCCAATCTAATACAGATTGAAAGTTTTTTGCAATTTGAGTAAATTTTGTATAACCTGTTTCTAATGCTCTATTAAAAAATTCTGTTGTCATAAAATATCTCATATCATCAATAATTATTGTTTTAATATGAGGTGCTTTTTTGTCAATATTATTAAGTAATACTTTTAAAGAAGAATAATCATTTAAATATACATAATTGTTATTCTCTTTGTTATAAATCTTGTTTGCACTTTTAAATGGTAAAGGTTTGTTCAATACACTTATTACTATTGTGCTTTTAGGATCTAAATTTAAAATAGATCTACTCTTACCTGAACCTGTATCTCCAATAATTCCTACAAATTTTGCCATAATATAATTTATTTTTTATTTTTTATTAATTCATTTAACCATTTAGTTTTAGATGCTGGAACATTATGCAAAATACAATATAAATCTCTTACAGTCATCTGATTTAAAGATTTATCTTCTAAATTGATAATATCCAACTCTGTTAATTCTTCAATGTTGTCATCAACATTATTATTAGAGCATGAACATATATTTAATTCCCTAAAAGGAATAAAATATACATTAAATTCTTCTCCACTTTTACTTGTTCTTTTGATTGTTTTATATTCTTCTAACTTTTTACCTTTAATACAATAAAGAACCCTTTTTTGTTCTTTTAAGTATGGAAATATATTGTTCCCATGCTTATTAACCAATTCAAAATATAATGTATTCCCTATTTCTGGTAATTCATTTTTGAAGAATGTTACTCCTAATTCTTTAGGTTCTAATTCTTTAGGAGAAAACAACAATCTTATTGTAAAGTTATTTGTATCAATGTTTTTGTTTTGGAAATAATCATTCCAAAAATCAATAAATTCATTTTTTAAGTCAGCTATATTCATACTTTATAATTCACCTCTTTTTTTAGGAGCTTCTGTTTCTATTACAGACATTTTATCATATAATGCTCTGTACCAATGTATTCCATCATTTCCAAATCTGTTTTTTAAAATATGGCAAGCCAATAAATTTTTGTCATCTAACGATAAAACATAAGATGTAGGTCCATAGAATTTTAGATTATACTTTGCTGGTCTATTATAAGCTAATACAACATCACATCCTTGCATTAAGGCATCAGACATGTAAATATCATCTGATGTTGGAAAATTAGTTAATTTACCAGGATTTTGTCTTTCTGCACTCTCTAAAGTTCTATTTAGCTGTGAACCTACAATCCATATCATTGGTAGTTCTTTTTTAGATTCTATTGCCATATTAGAAAAATTCTCAATGGTAATTTGTTTTTTAGGTTCTCCTGCTGTTTTTTTAATTAGCATTGTATGATCCAATGTTGCAATAAAAGGTTTTTTAAACTTTTTATAAAATTCATAAATATAATATTTTATCTCATCAACAGACATTTGTTTATCAATGACATATTCATTTCTATTATAATATTGAGAATTTACATATGCCTTTAATTGTTTTAAGTGTTCTTGAGATAACTTATCAACATCTTGTTCTTTAGATGATAATAAGTATCTTAATCTTAATCCTGTTGCAGATGATAATTCTCTTGCAGCAAGATTCTTCTTGTCCATCTCAAATTGAAAGTGCAATATGTATGGATCTTCATCTTTATTCAATTTCTGAACATTTCTTGTCAGCTGATTTATTATTAAAGTTTTACCTACACCAGGTCTTGATGCAATAAGATAAAAACTACCCCATTCTAATCCACCATATCCTATATTGTCAAATTGCTTCCAACCTGTTTTTAAAGATTTTACCTTTCCAGATGCTCTGTCTTCAATATATTTAACAGATTCTACTAATGAATCTCCATATTTGGTCCATATCTCATTCATTACCACACAATCTCCTTTTTACCTTTAGCTATTAAAGCATCATTAATTTTTGGAAATATATTGTTATGATTCCATACTATATCATTACTAAATAGTTCTGGAATATTATCACAACATATTTTAATGCACTTATCACTTATTGTATTGTAATAATATTCTTTAGGTTTATCTCCAATAATACCATATATAATATCATATTGAGATAATTGTGATAACACAAAACTTATAAAAGGCTTCCATATCTCATAATGCTTTAAACTGTTTTTTCTTAATACATCTATACTTGTATCTGTTGTAAATGTAGAATGTATTGATAGTATCCTCTTAGGATCTCCTAATTGAAAACGGCCAGCAAAGAAAGATTTATTTAAAACAGAACTTACATGATGCAATTCTGGTGTTGAATATGAATACTTTTTTTTCAAATCATAAAAAGGTATTAAAGGAATACCTTTAGCTAAACCTATTGCAGAATATGGCTTATCAAACATTAATAATACATCAATATCTTCTGGATCTAGTTTTTGGAATGGTATAAATACATATTTTAATTCAGGAGTGAATCTTCTACCTTCTTTATAAAATTCATATAATTGATAAAAAATATCTTTAAAATCTTGAGATAGTAAAAACATTCTTAATAAAGAATACCACTTTTCATGTTTTTTAAATTTTTCTATCTCATTATTTATAATATTTTCTACAATATCAATTTTCATTGTATATAATGTTTTGTATTTCTATGAGTTTGTTAATTACCATATCCAATTCTTGAATAGAACAATCTCCAAAAGATTTTAACTTCTTTTTATAAGGTTTAGAAGATACAATATTAAATATGCCACATACTTCTTTAATATGATCTTTAGTTTCATTAAATCCTTGTTTTGTAAATTCAGCTATTTCTCTTATCATAGCATGTATTTTTGCTAATTGAGGCAATGTTCCTATTTCTTCATCATAACATGTTATATAAACATCTACAGTTTTATTATTAGAGATTTTATCAATAAATTCTTGATAAGTTCTTTTATCTTCTTTAGAACAAGGATATAGTCTGCAATCATTTTTTTGAAACTTAACAAAACATTCTTTCATTTGTTATATATCTCCTTCCTTTAGTTCTATTGTAAGATTTTGTTTTTCAGCCTCATCTTCTATTGTGTATATGAGTGCTACCAATGTCTCAATACATTTTTCTTTTTCATTTAATGGTTTTTTGTTTTTAACTTTATCAATAACTTCTTCATAATCTTTAGGTAGCATATCTTTTGTAATAAATGTTAAAACATCTATTACTCTGCTATGAAAACCACCTGATACAGGAATTTTGAAGATAGTGTCACATTTCAGTCCCTTCAATTTGGGAGTTTTGTTTTCTTTATTCATAATTTTAATTTTAGTTTTAGTTTACAAATATACGAAACATTAATTTAAATCACAAATCTAACCATGTAATTTTATTTTTATCATATCCTGATAATGCTTTTTTAACCCACTTTTCATCTATAGTACCTATATAATATAATATATGTATAATTGCTGTTTCATTAACAGGCAATCTTAAACATCTACCTATTCTTTGAGATGTTACATATTCTGATGCATATGAATGAATAATTATGCTTGCTTTTAAATTAGGAATATTTATTCCTTCTTTTAATTGATCTACAGAAGCTAATACTTGTATATCTCCATTTTTAAATAACTCTAAATTTTCTTGATTATTATTATTTTTTGAATGATATACATGTTTTGATAGTCTATTAGCTTGTGCTGTATCATTAGCAAATATAAGTGTTTTATCTTTTATTAAATTAAGTAATTGTTTTACTTTTACTTCTTTAGATTTAAATTTAAGAAGTTGTGCAGACATTAGTAATCTTAATTTAAAATTATCAGGATATTTGTTGATTAAATTATTATAATAATTATATTGTTTCAATTCAGAGGTATAAAAATATCCACCATTTTTTTTATTCATTATAATATCATTTTCTCTAGATAACAATACAGGATGACAATATATTCTATAATCATTTAATATTTTATCATCTATAGCTTCATCTGTAATATACTTAAAAACTATAGGAGCATATGAACTTATCATATTATCTTTTTCTGATTTTTTTCTTTTTGGTGGAGAACCTGTTAGCCCTAATATTCTACCTCTATACTTGTCAAGAAATATTCTATGAGAATATTTAATGTTATGAATCTCATCAAAATATATTGATAAAAATTCATTAGCAATATCAGAATATTTATTTAGACTTCTATATGTTACAAAAGTTAATTTGTCAATTAAATATTCTTTATTAAATTTTACACATTCTTTTTTCCAAGTGTCAATTACTGATAATTTAGGCACTATTATTAAGAATTTAGCATCTTTATTAACAGTAAGTCTCATGTCCATATCTTTTAATCCAAGAAGTGTTTTGCCAACACCTTGAGATATAGCCATAGTACATCTTTTATAATTTTGAGCTATAGATAATGCTTGAGACATTATCTCTTCTCTTTTGTTTTCCATAAAATTAAATGTATTAAATTTCTATATCATCTAAATAAATAAAATCTGTATCTATTATTTTATCTTCTTTAGATATATCATAGAGTTCAATTTCTATATCATCGATTATATCATCTTCAATATAACAGTGTATTTCTCCTTTTATGATTACAGAATCGTCAAAAGGATCATGGTATTGTTTGCCAAAATCTAATGCAATAAGGTCCTGAATGTCATCATCAGTAAGCTGAAAATATAATTCAGAATCTATTTCTATATATTTACCATTAGGTAACTGATACAACATAAGTTTTTTTTTCAAATATACAAAATAATATTTGAATATCAAAAATTATTTTTTGGCTTTAATGCATATATGTTGAAATCTAATTTTTTAAACATCTTATAGTTGTTTATTAAATTAAACATATTCTTTCTTCCACGTTCATTATCTGTATCAATGATGATATTGTGAAGTTTCAAATTATGTTTATCTACATAATCTATCAACCATGATATGCAATCATATCCTGTTTTTTCTTCAAACTCATCATAATTGATACAATAGTTATTTTTGTTAATAATATTTTCAATGATATGTTCATTATCTAAGTCGTGTTCTAAGGATATATATGCAGGTATTCCATTTTCTACTATATATTTAGTAAAATCAACACCATTAGTTACTATGTCCCATTCTATATTATCATTATTTGGTGGTTTCTTATTTTTACTTAAATATAATCCTTTGCTTTTCATGGCTTAAATATTATATCATCATTTTTATCATCAATGTTATTATTATTGTTTTTACATTTATCAATTTCATTATCTAATTCTTTTATTATTTTATCAATATCAAAATCAGTAACAATGATAGAATCTTCATTGGGTTTAAAATATTTATTAAGCAATGTTTCTGCTTTATCTAAATCTAAATTTGCTAATTCTTCAAATTTTTCTCTAACAATATTTGTTTTATTAATAATATTATCTTTTGGATTTTTTTTTAGTGAATCATCTAATGCATTAGATAAGTCTTCTAATAAAGCAAATGATGTTTCTGTCAATCCTTTTAAATTAATATAGCCACCATTGAAGAAAGTTTTTGCATGTTTAAGATTACCATTCTCATCAGCTTCAGTAAGAGTTAATAAAAATGGATTAAAATCTTTTTTATTAGCATAGATCTCTTCTATCTGTTTTATTATCTGTTCTGTTATTGATTTCATGTCATTTTATTATATAAGTTTTTATATTCATCTATTTCAAACAAAAATGAAGAAATATTATTTACTTTAGAACTTATTGATTTTAATAACTTA